AGGTGGGCATCCTGGGCTCCGACGGCAACGAGTTGGGCAATACCACCAGACATTTATAATATAGTGAGACTTTATTTTTAAATAGCGAAAGAAGTCCTGCAGACTTCGGGAGGTGGACCTTGTAAACCTTGGAAAATTTATAAGGTCCAGGAACAAGCCTGGTGAATTTGGGGAGGGTTTATGCTAAGATATTCGTATCATGTCTATTCCTTTTTCTCTGATTCCTCTTTCAATTTTATTCTCGCGGCTAGCTCTATTTTATTTTGTTCTATTTGAATTTGTCGCTCGTCTACTTTGGCCGGCCACACAACATCCTTTAGATTTCCATCTTCATCTAAAGTTGGGCGGGCTGTCTCTGAAAGATTACGGAGAGCCTGGCGGTACTCTTCCCATTCCTTGAGACTTAATAGATAGCGTGGATGTGGGTAATCGGGACACACATATCTGTCGCTCTCATTCAGGCGTGTGTTTCTCTCTTCGCGAAACTTCTTAATCGCTTCGACGTTCGTTAGTCTATACAATCCATCCTCGTATAGATCATCCGCGGGTCTATCGAATGTTGGATCAGTGAAAACAACACTTTCCCAGGTACCGTCAGATGTATACTTTACATCTGGGAGAATAGCTTCCATGATTTCAGCGAACGACGACATATATTCTATCAAAATATTTTTATCCTGAAGCATCTTCTTACGCCGTCGGGCCTATATATGTTATAATCACTTTACCATCATTCTCGGTATGATTACCAAGGAAGACTCCCGTGGATGCGATTTTTGCACCAATTCCATCGACCTGGATCCACGACTGTGATCCGTAATAAGACGAGTTGGGGTGTTGATAATTATAATAATTTCCCTTTCCACCACGGTACCCACCACCAGCACCAGCATTCTCAATATATCCACCCCCACCACCCCCAAAACCACCTTCGGAATTTCTGGTCGAGGAAGACCCAGTGTAATGGTCACCCCCCCTTGAGCTGCCGAAAGGATGTTGTCCCATGGTGTCATAGCTCCCCGTTCCGGCACTCGACCATCCCCCACCACCACCAACACTGTTACCTCCTCCCGCACCACCAGTTGAGATTGTACCCTGTATATTTCCTATGGCATCTGGGGCGTCATAGGCTCTCATATTAGATGTTTGGCCAGAATAATGTTCGGTGACACCCCCACCACCACCCGCAATCAGATAGATGTCATCTGTGGAGGTTGTCGCCTCATCCTTGATAACGTAAGTACCACCACCCCCCCCAGCTGCACCATTACTAGAGGTTTGGGGGGCGGTACCTTGCTGTCCCACAATCATAATAATTTTTTCTGCTTTCAGAAAAGCAAATCTAGCCTTAACATGTGCACCCCTACCTGGTAGGCCATTCTGGTAATAATCCGCGTCACCACCTCTTGCTCCAAAAGCCTCAATCTCGTAGATTCCGTTCTTGGGAATGGTCCATTTCTGGAAACCATCCGCGGTTGCACCACCAGACAGTGTTCCCAATGCAAAAAAGGACGGTTGATTCCAGGGAACCATATTACCATAATCGGTTATACATTCTGCGAGAGTTGGTCCGTATCTCCCCTTCTGGTCACAGGGTGTGAACGTGTGTTTATGAAAATAATAGAGACCCTCATACCCAACGAACTTTAGATTTCTTTCCTCGTACCCTTGCGTTGCTGTATCAATTACCCTAACTTTTACATCCGTTGTACCAGCAGTTGCAGTTTGACCAGATACTACACCCGTAACCGCATTGAGAAATAGACCATTGGGCAGGGGGGTAGCGGGGTTAACACCATATGTTACATTATTACCCCCAGCTGCATCTACACCGATCACCTTTCCGAGAGTAACATTTTGTGCATTAGTAACATCAAAAGCGAATACAAAATCAACCCCGGGTGAAATCCATCTACCGCCAAGCTTAATCGTATCACTACTGGTCGTTGCAAATCCTGTGTCAGATATGACTTTAATATTATACGGGCGTTTTTCTATATCATAGCCATCGATAGTTCGATGACGTCCCATTTTGAAAGATAATTGTGTTTCGTCTGAATTGGTCAATGTCATGTCAAACACATCGTGAAGGCTACCATCCACACCTACGAGCTTTACAATCGTTCCTTCGGTAAACCCTGTACCGTTAACGGTAAATACCTGATCCTCTGTAGACGGTAATGCAATAACATTTGAGGAGGTTACATCATCAGCGGTAAATAATTGAACTGTCCCTGCATCACCAATCTCATTACTGTTCACGGTAACGTGATCCAGGTAGACCCCATTTGCTATGTACTTCCCATCACCGGATATGGCGACCGAATAGCCGAACATTTCTGCAGATTGACTCGTGTAATTCACGGAGGACACCGCGTGCCCCATTGGATTTGGGTCATACAATCGTCTAACATAAGTCCACATCGATTCAGATCTCCCATCCGATACTAGTTGACCGAAGTTTTTTTTTGTCCCACCCGTTGAAGGCTCGCGACGATATAAATGGGATACACCATGGGCATACGTTTGTGTTGCAGCAGCATGTTCATCCTTTGGTGCTCCAATTACGAGGTAATTTCCGTCATTTGAAAGGGCAACGTCGTAGCCGAACCAATCGTATTCATCTACATCATCAATATAAAAATTGTTAATTACCTGTTCCCTCTGCCACTCATCACCTTCCCTATAAAACATATGCACCTTCCCTGCATCGGTACGGGTCGTGGAGTTGCTGACGTCTTGATGAGGGACGTTGACAGGCTGCGAGTACGCCCCAACCGCCAAATATTTAGCATCTCCTGAAAAGGAAACTGACCAGCCGAAATAATCGGAAGAGGACGCGGACTGCGACGTCGGGTAGTCTAAGAGTTCAACCATCTGGGTCCATATAGTACCATCCCTCTTGAAAATGTGCACCGACCCCGCATTAGTGTTTAGGGCATCATCATAGGGGGCCCCGACAACAACATAAGTACCATCGTCAGATATGTCGACCGACCTACCGAAGTTGTCGCTATCCTTAACATTTTTATCAGTCAACTCAGCTTGATGGGACCACTTACCACTAGCTTCTCTGATGAATATATGCGCTGCTCCTCCAGCGGAGATGACGGTGTCGGAGGTGTTGTTGTATTGTGCGTTATGCGGGTCATCGGAGTACGCCCCAACGATGGCGTACCTCCCATCTCCAGACATAGCACACGATTCACCAGCGTAATCGGAACTATTCCGTCGTATATGGTTTTCGTGGGTCAGCTTATCCATATACTCCCATGTACCATCGGGTTGTCTTTTGAACACGAGAGCCGAACCATAATCACCCATATCCGTATTCGACCCATCCCCATCCGGTGTGTTTGGGTTATCGTATCGCCCCCCAAGGATGGCATACATCCCATCATTGGAAATGGAAACTGAATAGCCGAATTGGTCGCTACTTTCCATGGCATTCGTATCTCCATCCGCCGTGCTAGGTTCGAACAACGTAGCTTGATAACTCCAAGTAGTACCAGAGGGTGTCGTGTCACCACTGGGTGCCCTGATGTAAATCTTGGCCGACCCTGAATCACTCCCCGTACTGCCATCCTCTTTGGTGGGATCATCTAGGTACGCCCCAACGATTAAATAATTCCCGTCCGCCGATATATCAATACAGTGACCGAACTGGTCACTGCCACCAGGATCGTTGTGTTCTATCTGCTGTAGTGTGTTCCATTCCTTTTCTGAAGGAACACCATCGACACTCACGTTATTTGGTGAGAAACTCGTGATCACGGGTGGTGAAGTGATTACAAGCCATTTGCCATTTCCTTGGTACGCTTCCACGTACTTCAATTCAGTGTTGTAGCGTATCGTACCCACAGTTGGGTTCGTTGGTCGCTGCGAGCTGTCCCCATAGGGTATATTAAGACCTCCTACGGTACTTGTGCCTACAATACCAGTAACCATAGCATTCCCTGTCAACACTAAATCCGATTCAATATAAGTATTTCCCACTACCGTTAAATTAGAGGAAATATAAGTATTTCCCGTCACCGTTAAATTCGATGAAAGATTGGTATTCCCCCCCACTTCTAAATTAGAAGAAATATCAGTGTCTCCTGAAAAGACCTGAACGTTCGCACGTGTCATTTATAAATACAGTATATTTTTTTTTTGAAATTAGATGACGCATTACATCTACTATTGGTTGTTTAATAATCGAAAAGCACGGTGACTGGAGAAGATTGGTGGTCGTTGAGTTGCTTCAACTTACCACCTGTTGCAGATGATGTGTATTCTACAAAAATGTTATAGTTTGCGGGATCACCACCCGTTTGAATTGTTGTTGTTGGTTTAATAGAGATCGTCATATCCGTAGCCGTCGCGGCTGTAGCAATGGTCGGAGACCATGGGTTCTTGTTCGTAGCACTGAAAATGGTATGGGGTCCCTTGAACATGACCGGTGTTCCCGTCTTGCTACCACCCCCAACATCCAGGGACAAAACACTAATATCTGTAGCATCTTCTATGAGATGTGCTGTAATTTTCGCGGAGAATATTTCGGGTGCGAAAACAATATCGAGCGTCGCTTGTGCATCTGTCGTCGTAGTTGGGAATGTCCCTGTATAAGAATATGTTTTCTTCGCGGTGCCACTGGTATTTGTGATAACACCCCCCGTTAAGGCGATGTTACCCGCGACATCCAGGGCTGAACTTGGGTCTGTTTTACCGATTCCGACATTACCCGTGAGTGGTACAACCAAATCGGATGTACCCACCTTGATTCCATCGGTCACAACGTTTCCTCTTATATTGATAACATCGGGAGAGGTTACACTAACGAAAAGATTCGAGCCGACAGAAAAGGCGTGCTGGGGGGAGGTGTTTGCAATACTGATATTCGAGGTGGCCTCAAACTTGATTGAACGAAGGGTCGCGTTCTCGACATCAAGGTACCCGTCTGTTTCTTGGATTCCTGGCATAATTACTATAACATAAGATAATTTATTCGGAAAAAACGTTGAGTTTGGCTCATGAAACTTGTTACAATATGGGATTCAAATTGTAAAATGTACGGTGAGTATTTAAAGCGGGCCCATTATCTGAATGGAACAATTGTTAGTAATTACAGATAACACAACACTGGTCCCCTGGAGTTGTTTTTCAGATTCCCGTAATGACGAAACGAAATGAGTTCTACGGAGTCGGGGCAACGGGCCACTCAACACCTGTGAGATTCCCATCTTCATCTAGATCCGGCGAAGACATACCCGGGAGGTCGCGGAGGTGTTGGCGGTAACGACCCCACTTTTTACGAAGTTCGTCCCTTATGGGATAATCCGTAAAGGCGTACTTATCCGTTGAGAGAATCAATGCGTCCCGCTCTGAACGGAGTTTGGTCATCGCATCAGATTTGCGTTTTCGCACAACTTCTCGGGCCGCAATTTCTTCTGGGGTGGGTTCATCTGGTAAAAATTGACACTCGTCACATATTTTATCTTCATCCATCGTGTATTATTATTATATACTTGATGTTATAATTGTTCGACGATGACGTAGCCATGATTGCTGTTATAAGCACCCTGGTTGGACTGAGACCCTCCCGAGTTATAGGAACCACCACCACCAGAGTAGCCAGAGTGCGACCATCGAGCACCACCACCACCAGAGTAGCCACCGCCACCACCACCACCACCGTGTGATCCAGCTCCGCCACCAAACGCAGCAGTATACATGTATGAATGAATGCCTGTAGGTGAAGGGTTGGTGTATAAAGCTGGCCATGTAAAAGATCCACCACAATGATTACTTGCACCACCAAACCATCCCTGACCACCACCACCACTACAGCTACCCCCCGCACCAGCGGAACCATTTGACCCCCCGTTTCCCCCACTATACCCGTCTCGACCTTGCGTACCTGTTATCGCGTGTTCGGTTCCATTATTGGCACCCTCACCACCACAACCACCACCACCTGCGGCGAGTAAAGGTTGACTCGTAACCTTCCACACAAATGTACCACCACCACCACCACCACCACCCCAACCGTGTGACGTCTCCGTGA